TTTGGCTAAGTTTTCCGTCGGAAATTGAACCGGCTAACATGTCGTTGGTAACTCCACCGCTTGCAATACCAAGGCCGGTATTGTCTGCAAGTCCGGAGGATGCTGCCAACTGTATTGCTGATCCGGCTACCTTTGACGCTGTGGTGATTTGGTTGAGCTTCGAATCTGGAATTGAACCGGCCAATTTGGTTGCACTGATGGAACCGGCTAACATTCCGTCGGTGACTGATGTTGCAGCGATTCCGAGACCGGACGAATCTTGCAAGCCTCCACCGACTGCCAACTGTACAGCTGATCCGGCTACTTTGTCTGCTGTTGCAATTTGGCTAAGCTTCGAATCTGGAATTGAACCGGCTAACATCCCTGATGTTACTCCAAGGTCAGCGATTTTGAGGCCGCTACTATTTGCCAACCCACCGGACCCGTTCAACTGTACTGATGAACCGGATACTTTGCCGGCTGTGGTGATTGTGGAAAGAAGAGAGTCGCCAATAGAACCGGCCAATTTGTCTGCACTGATGGAACCGGCTAACATGTCGTTGGAAATTCCACCGCTTGCGACTTGCAAAGAGTCTGATGCGATTTCCAAAGATACTCCGTCAACGTTTACAGAAAGAGTGTCACCGGACTTTGCCAATCCGTCTCCGGCTGTAACTTGTCCAAGGCCGGAAAAACGTACCCATGAAACTGAATCACTTCCCAATGTGGATACGCTTGCAGTTTGTACAAATGCCTGATCTGCGTATGTGTCTCCATCGGTTACGAACAAAGATGCACCGTTGATTTCTGCAGCTGTATCGCAATCGCTTGCACGTGTCATCGCGGACGATGAACCGTTAAAAACGTATACTCCGTTTTCACTTGCACTTGACTGCTGATGCACCAATACGCGCGCACCGGATGAAATTACCACGTTGTCAAATGTGCTTGTGCCGGGGTTGGAAAGATTGACGTTTGCGGTTGAGGCTACTTGGGCGGGTTCTTTCCAATATACGCCACTTCCAACAATGCCGTCAACGTAGCTTTTTGTTGCCACGTCTGCTGCGTTGGATGGTGTACCGGCTCGGAGGTATCCGGAAAATGTGAAGTTGTCTGCAAGGTTGAGTTTTCCTGCTCCAATTGCACTGTCTGCGATTTGTGATGCTCCAACGGCACCGTTTTTTAACTGATTTGAGGCGATTTGTATGGCCATGGTTTATGCTCCAATTATGTTTTTGGTGTGTAGTCTATTGCTAGGTAGTCGCCTATTACAGTTTGAAAAGACAACGTGAATGTTGTTGTTGTCGTTTCTGAAAATGTCACGTCTTCGATTTGTCGTATACCGTTGTAATATACGCGCAACGTTCCTGTTTTGTATTCCTCTGAAACAGTGAACGTCGTTTTGCTTCCGTCTATTTGATCGGTTAGGTCGGCTTTGCTCATTTCCTCGCCTCCTGTTGTTATTGTATAAATAAATGTTGCCATGTTCAACCAATATGATGTGTCGTACTCGAGTACTCGAATATGATGGTGATAATGATAATGATGGTGATAGAATGATAGCCGTTAAATTCTGGCTATTCCTCCAAAACAATTGTTGCCGTTCCACTTCCTGTTTTGGTGCCAACGAAAATATTTTTGCGTTGCATCCCAATACCTAAACGCAATTCCAACAAATTGTTGGAGGGTACAAAAATCTTGTCGGTTGGTGGGCTTCCTCCGTCGGTCGCTCCGTTTTGGTATACATACAAAGTACTTGCTTCACTGCCAACTTTGATGTATTTTGCTTCACTCGGTAGTCGAATCATTGTGGTTGTTGCATCCACTGCAAACGTTTTTACGTATGGGAATTCGTTGATCGCTCGTAAATCTATGGCCATGTCTATACCTCTCCACGTCTACGCGTTGACAACCATGCTTTGCGTATGTCTTCGCGGTTTTGTGCATAGAATTCCGGGTCTTTCAATCCGCGTTCGATGATGTTGGATGGTTCCGGAGTGCTGCGTACGTTGTTGTTGGTTTGTGGAGCTGCTTTGGCTTCGTTCAATCTTCCAAGTTCTGCAAGTTGGCTTTGTGTACTTGCCTCCACTTGTGGAGCTGTGTTGGCTTCGACTTGTGGAGCTGCGTTGGTTGTTGGAATATGTGGGCGTAAAATTGCCGGGGCTTGTTCTGGGTTTGATACAATGTTGTCCAACCAATCTGCAAGTGTCGTTTGTTCTCCCTTTTTCAATCCACTTTGTGATTTTTCGTACGTCCATTCGATTGCATCGATTATCTCTGCATCGGTGAAACCGTGCTTGCTTAAAGCTTGGAATCGTTCGTATTTCTGTTCTGATTTTGTCAGCTCGCTTTTCATGTTCTCAATTTGTTGGTGCAATAGGTCAATCGTTGCATCTGATTTGGTTGCCTTTTCCAACTTTTGTTGCAGTTCTTTCGCGATTTGTTCTGCTTCGTTTGCACGTGCTGCCACTTTGTCAATGCGTTGTTTGATGATGTTCTCAACGTCTGATTTTTTTACGTACTCAATGCCGTCGATTTCTTGTGTATCCATGGGGGTCGCCTCCAATGATGGTGATAATGATAATGATGGTGATAATGATAATGATAATGATAGCCGTTATTTTCTCACATAAGTTCGATGCGTTCACGTTTGATTTTCAATAGCATTTCTCGCGCTGTGTTTTCATCGATGCCGGGGTTGAGAATTTGCATTGCTTGGATCGGGGAAATTAACCCGGCGTTGAGTTTGGCTAAAATATCTTCCCTGGTCTCTTTGACTTCTTCTGGTGCTTGTGGCAATTGTGCGTATTGTATCCGGTATTTGCTTTCGGGTAATTTGGTGCCAAGGAATCTATTGCACAATGCAGCTGATTTCGCAATTAACCTTTCATCGTAATACGCTTGCAATGGTGCAAAACGTCTTGACGCTTCCCGTTGTCCATCTCTACTCACTGACAAAGAGAATCCGCTTCGTATATCTGCGGTCTGTTTCAATACGGAAGATGACAAGCCGGCCGCGGTTGCAACGCGGTATTCGTATTGTGCAATCGTTTCGAACATTTTTACGGGGTCGGCACCGGCTTGGAATTGTCCAATAAGTGCCTGTCCAACGTTTTCGGGGTCTGTGTAAAACATTAAAATGCTGCTTGGATCGGTGGCAATACTTGCACGTCGTGCCGTTATGTCTCCGTTTTCGATTCCTAACCCTGCAATCGATAGCCCTGCCGCGTACCGTTGTGGGTATGAACAATCGCGTATTAGATGCACTGCCCAACTTGTCAGACAAGCTGATACAAGGGAACCATAACAAGTCTGACTATTTCGCCATGTATTCCAAAGCAATCCGGTTTTTTGTGCGTGGTATAGTTCAACCGGTAAAAACGGCCGGCCGTCTGCGTATCTGTATGGGTAGTCGTCTCCTCGGTGTGTGTCGTGTCCCATGTATTTTTTTGACACGTCCAATCCAAGTGTGCCGTCTGCGTTCACTTCATACATTCCAAAAAGTGCGTTGTTGGGGTCGCGTATGTCCATAACGTCTGCAACGTATACCGGTTCGTTTGTTTCGGGGTCAATACGCAATCGTATTTCACGGTAGTACGTTGGTTCGTCGGGGTTGTCGGGGTTGGCTTCGCAATATGTATAATCCGGTGTCACAATACGGTAATTCAATCCGGGTTTGGAGGTCGGTTGGCCTATTTTATGCGGTGCAACGTCGATACGTACAAAACATTCGTTGATTGCAAGTATGTATTGTTGTGCTTGTTGCATTAGGGGGAATAAGCCCGCGTTTGTAATGTATCCATCTGAACCGGTTAATTCGCTGATGTCTTCGGTGTGGTGTACTGTTGGACTTGCATTGTACAAAACTGATAATTGTCTTGTAATCTGCTCCAAAACGTTGCTGCTCATGTCAACCGGGCCAAGTGCAAGGTATCTGTCTGCGGAAAAGTGCCTTAACATTTCCTCTTCTAAATCTTTTTCGTATGTTCCCATTACTAGTCGTCTTCTTAAGGCCTGGTGTTCGATCCTGCGTTGATCTTCCTCGGTTGGCATTCGTGGGAACGGTTTTGGATTTTTCATGTTTTTACCTGGTTATTTGTACGCTGTGTGGTCTGGAAAATCTTTGGTCAATGCAGCTGCTAACGCAATACCTCATCGAATCGATTGCATGGCCATGGGGGTCGGTTGATCTTGATGAGCTGCTACGTTTCATTGTCCAATTTTTTATTGATATAATAAGCTGTTTGCAATTTGGGTGTATAAAAAAATGTCTTCGGCTCATTATAGCATGTATCAATGAT